TTGAAGGTCAAAGAATAGATGAAATAATGGAGATTGCTAAATCAAGGGGCGTTACAATAAGCCGTAATGAAGCTACAAAAATAGCACAAGAAGAAGGTCGCGCTGGTGTTAAAGATATTGTTGTTGCTGGTGGCCGTCCAACTATTGAAGAGGCAACAGGTAAAACTGTTTGGGGAAGAATACAAGCGGTGTATGAAGCTATTATTCCTAATCAAGCTGTTCTTAGAAAAAATCAAGAGTACGTTAAAGGGTTAATGGCACAATATGAAAAAGGCAGTATAAGCCAAACAGAACTTTTAAAAGCTATGAACGAAACAAGTAAACGTTTAACAGATGATCTTCAAAAAGCAATGAAAGATCCTAAACAAGCAAGTAAAATAGCAAATGACCACTTATATAATGTTGTTAAAAAAGAAGTAGCTATATTAAGTGATATTGTAGCTAATAAAAAAGGCGCAAAATTTTCTAAAGGACTGGCAGAAGAATATACTAAAGCTGTTGAGGATGCGAATAGATTATGGAAAGCGGACAACCAAGCTCTATATTCTTTAGCTGATGACTTAATAGGACCGGAAGCTAAATTTAGTATGGAACCTTTTGAGGAATATTATCGTAATATTAGCCGTATGACACAAGAAGGAATAGGATCGGATATTGTTAAAAAGCTTACAACTAGTGGAAGTTATAACACTTTAAAAAACATAGTTGACCGAAATTTAGATGTTAAAGCACTTTTAAAAAGAAAAGAAGAAATTAAAGCGGCGCAACAAGCCGGAACTCCTTTAGTAGACGAAACTGGAAAGTTAATAAAGTTATCACCTGCAGATAATAAACTTTTAAGAGAAGGCGAAAAACGTTTAACGTATAAAAACTTAACAAATTTACGTGCGGATGTAACGGCGTTAAAAGATGAGGGATCTTTAGCAACGCCATTGCTAGGGCCAGAGTTACAAAAATTTTCTAATAAAATAGACACTGTCTTAGCTAATGAAGAGATACGTTTAGGAAGTTTATTAGGCGAAACAGGTGGTATATCTATGCCTGGTAGAAGAGGAATGGTTGGTCAAAGTGTTGCCGAAAGAAACCTTGAAGGTTTTAATATGTTAAAAAATGCTAATCAACATTATCAAGATGGATTAAAAGTTTTTCGTGACGGGGCTATTAAACAGCTAAAAAGTTTAGAAAAAGAAGGGTTTGCTAAAGATTTAGTTGTAATAGCAAAAAACGTTATTCAACCTAGAAATCCTGAACTTTTAAATAACTATTTAAAAGCCGTTGACGTAGGAGGTACAGGAGAGTTTGTGACTAAAGAAGTAGCTAAACTTACTAAACCTTTACTAGATGATTTAACAACAGCGTTGGCTAATAAAAATTATAAAGCTTTTAATGATATTATAATAGGTAATGATATTAGACTTATTAATGCTTTTGACCCGAAACTTTTAAATGAAACATTTATGCGTAAACCAAATTTTGCAAAGATGGTAGATTCTACTTTAAAAACCGTCCAGCAATATAGCAAAGATGTGCAGCTTCGTGGTTCTTCTTCAGCTAAAGACCATATGGCACAGCTTTTAGGTAACACTTGGATGAGGGAGGCCGTAGCAACTTCACGATCAGGAGGAAAATTTGATATTAGATTATTTTCAGAGCAATACGAAAAGTTAGGCAAAACTATTCAAAAAACTTTATTTGGAAAAAACACTAAAGAATTAGACAACGTAATGAACAATTCTTATTTATATGGTCAAAGCGATGAAGTTTTAATTAATGCTTTAAATAAAAATCAAATAGGTTTTTCTACTGTTAAAGAAAAGGTAGATGATTTAGTAACAGCTATGAGACAATCTGATGAGATAGGAGCAAACGCTATTCTTAATAGTATTCGCTCTGGAAGTATTGCCGATGCAGATGCTTTATTAACAGGGTTACTAAACAAACCAGACGCGTTGCCAGGTGTATTAAAATCTTTAGAAGACGTTATTATAGCGGGAAGAAATCTTTCCGCACCAGAAATTGCTACTATAAAAAATCAAGTAAAAAACACAGTGTTTGATGCTCAAGAAGGTTTAAAAGACGTAGCTATGACAAGACTTTTAAAAAATTCTTTTCCTGACGGTTCTATGACCGTAGACTCTATAGCTTCTGGATCTTTCGGACAAAACATGGGTAAAACACTACAAGCTATGAATAAAAATAATGGTTTAGCAACTATTTTAGGAGATGGCAATGCGCAAGCAGGGCAACTTATTATTAAAAACTTAACTAAATTAGCTGACCAAAGCCTTAAAGTATCTAATCGTTCTTTCAAAGGTAAAGCGGGTTTAGCTCCAGCTACTTTTGTATTAGGTGCAATGGCTGCTTTTTTTGCTACTCCTTTAACTTTACTTGGAACTGTAGGTGGTATGGTGCTTTTTTCTCGTCTGTTACGTAATCCTGCTTTTTTAAAATATATGACAAGTTCTCAGGCAAGTGCTCGAATAGCTATGAAAGGCAGAGAGCTAGGAATAGACACAGGCAGTGGTTACTTTACAAGAAATATGTTTCCTCCTGAAATTTTAGATTTGTTTAATAGGGAACTTCGTAATACAACAATGAGACTTACTAATGAAACAGGTGAAAAAGTAATGAATGCTGTGGGAGAGCAGTTTAGTAATATAGCTGGAAATCCACAGGTTCAAGAAGCTACGCGATCTATTACGGATACTGTAATGGATAGTCCTGCAGGCGAGTTTATTCAAGAAAATGTTACCGATACGGATAGCGATATGAGTTTAACAAACCGTGCTCGTACGGCATTACGTGATGTTGAAATTAATAAAGTCTTAGGAATACAATAATGCCAATAGATCGTACCAAACTTGCTAATATGTTAATTCTTCATGAAGGTATGAAGTTAAAAGTGTACGATGATGCGACAGGCGATGACATATGTAAAGGCGACGTGATGCAAGGACACCCGACCATTGGCGTTGGTCGAAACGTTGCAGGCGATGGTTTAGGAATATCGGAAGAAGAAGCACGGTTCATGTTACATGCAGATATAGATCGTATAGAACAAGAAGCTAAATCCTGGGATATTTACGGAGAATTAGATAGTACACGCCAGGCCGTGTTATTAGATATGCTCTTTAATATGGGATTAACACGATTTAACCCAAACAAGTGGCCTAAAATGTTTCAAGCTTTAAAAGAAGAAAACTGGGAAGAAGCCGCTAATCAAATGCTTTCAAGTGCTTGGGCCGGGCAAGTAAAGTCTCGCAGCGAACGGTTAGCTAAATTAATGGAATATGGCGTTTGGATTGACTAATGGAAGCAAAGTTATGGGCAATACTTTTTGTAGTGTTTTTTTTAAGCTTGCTTACTTGGTGTAGCGTAGCATCCGCTCAAAGTAATACTGTTAGTTCAACTTCGTCCACGGTATCAGGCACTACCACAGTTGACCGTACTCCTAGCACAGCATCCGCTCCAAGTGTTGTTATTAATAATCAAGATGTTTGTAGTTTTGCAGCCTCTGGAGCAATTCAAACACAAATATTTGGACTTGCTGGTGGTACCGCTATTAGAGATTTAAACTGTGAGCGCATGAAATTGTCAACCAGATTGTTTAGAATGGGCATGAAAGTTGGAGCAGTAGCTATGTTATGTCAGGACGAAAGGGTGTTTCAAGCGATGGAAATGGCCGGAACTCCGTGTCCATATATGGGAAAAATAGGGCTTGAGGCCGCAACAGCATGGGCTGAAAACCCAGAGAAAAGACCTGACTATGAACAATGGAAAAAAGATAACGTTGTAGATAAGGAGATAATAACAGATGAAGAAGCTACTGGTCTTGGTATTGGTGGTTTGTTGTTCTTGCTCCTTCTCCTTTGATACATGGGGACAAATGCAAGATGAAGGAACTACAACTACCTCTGTAATTGAAGAACAAGGTGATGTGCAAGAAATTACAGAAACTACTGTTACTATTGAAAATAAAACAACCGGCGATATATTAGACGGTGATACAGGTGTCGTAGCAACGAGATACGAAGGGGATATGGACCAAGATTGGGGTGGGATTGGTTCAGCTAGTATGGTTACTTGTCCTTCTCAAGTAGGAGGAACAGGTAAATGTGCTAAAGGAACGTCTAGTACGTTAACCACTTTTCAACAAAACATAAATATAGCCCAATTTCATATAGAAGATGGTGGTGCTTTAAACTGGAGTTTAGATGCTTGGCACTCACAAAACAATACAGAGCTATATTTTGAGCTAAAAGGATATAATAATAATGTGTTGTTATGGACAGATAAAACGGATTTAGCGTCTGGCACTACAGATTACGCAGGTAACTATGATTATTCTGGTGGTTTAGATAAACTATTTGTATCTGTAGGTGGCAAAAACAATTACTATTTTGATAATGTTCAATTAGATGTGCAGTACAATGTTATCTCTACAGTTGTTACAACTTACTTACAGTATATAGAAACACAAGTTATGTTAAATGAAACAGTAACATCTAATGATACTTATGATTATGAAGATACAACACCAGAGCCTTCTTATGAAGAGATGGATAACTATGATGTTGGTCTACCAGAAATTGCTATTATAGAAGTTATGCCTACAGAAACCGTTGTGTTTGAACAAACAGTAGAATACGCTCCTATTGTTGAAACAAATTCTTTTGAACCTGAACTTGTAACTATGGAAACAGTAGTAGAAGATATTCAAGCTGTCATGTCTGTTCCAGATATACAAGAGCCAGTAGAAACAATAGAAACTCCGCAGCCAGAGCCAGAAGTAGAAACAGAAACTGTAATTGTAGAGAATACTACAGAAGAACCTACTGTAGAGGAGGTTAAAGAGCCTGTAGAGGCCCAAGAAACAGAAGTAGCTGTTGTTGAGGACAATGAACCTACTATAGAGCCAGAAGCAAAGGAAGAGGTAGTAGAAGAAATAAAAGAAGAGGTCAAAGAAGATGTTAAAAAAGAATCTAAACCAGAACCGAAGGAAGTTGCTAAGGAAGAACCTAAGAAGGAAGAGGTTAAAGAGGTAAAGGTTGCCGATAAACCTACTAAAAAACAAGAAGCTAAACAAGAGAAAGCTAAAGAAATAATGGCAGGGTTTGATTCTCAGTATGATGCTGTAGCACAATTAACTACATTAGCNTTGGTTAATGCTTTAGGCGCAGACATTACAACATATCAACAAGTACCNACACAAGTNCANCCNACTTGGTATGAATCAAAAGAAATATATGCAGAAACTATGTTACAAGACCCATTAGGTAATTACTTTGGAGTTCGAGATAGCTTAGTATTCGAGCAGATGCTAGGAGCCCAGTATGAGTGAGTTAGAATTTGCAGGAGTAAAATTTAAAGGCGGTCGATTAGTTGGAATTTTAATTGCCCTAAGCACACTTGTTGGAGGAGCCTACGGAACATTTGAAGTTTATAAAGATTATATTGACATGCGAGCTAAAATAAATTCTTATATCGCTCCAGATTTAAGTGGCATAGATAATAGATTAAACCTTGTAGAAGAAAAACTTACTAACTTAGAGACATTATTAACAACTAAAATAAATACAATGGACAATACATTAGAAACTAAAATTACCAATATGGAACAAATCTTACAGTCAGAAATATCTACTGCTATGGCATTAATAACAGCGGCTCAAGGTGATGCTAGGGATATTCGTAATGAGTTACGCAAAGATTTTAACGAAGTGCAAGATCAAATAAGTGCTGTTGACAAGAGATCAAGAGCCTCGGACCAAGAAACAAGAGGTGCAGTAAGAACGGCAGAGAATGAAATAAAGACGCTAATCCAACATGCTGAGGATCGTTTTGACGGTAAGCGTACGGCTATAGAATCCGATGCTGTTAGACGTAATGAAGTTATAGATGTCAAATTAAAAGACTTGGAAACTAGACTTAGAGAAATGTTGACCAGAGCTCTAAACAATCCATTAGCTGGACAATAATAAACATTGTGTTTATACTAAAACTACCTTAGTTGGAGCGCGGCGCCCCCGCGCTCTTTTATTTAGCGTTACCCCAATCTTTTCCCACTCCTACATCAATACGAGAAGGAACTTTTAATTCCGGGAAACAATTTTCCATCGTTTGTTTAATTTCTTTAATGTTTTCGTCATGCCTAACAGAAAAGCACAATTCATCGTGCACAGTAAGCATAGGTAAATACCCTCGATTAAAACAATCTAACATAGCCCTTTTAGTTTGGTCAGCAGAGGATGCTTGGATTAACCGATTAAGAGCCTTATACGTAAAAGCTACCTGATAGTTAATAGGATTTTTTTTGCGCCAATCTTTATCTCTGTCATCTAAAGGAGTGTTTTGAATATTTTCCCACTCTTCCTCAAGTTTGTCCATATGAATAACTTTTTTGTAACCGCCAAAACCTTTAGGCTCCCGCATAGGAAACCGGCATTTCCGGCCCATCAATGTACGGATCTCTCCTTTACGTGTAGCTACGGCCATTACCGCTCCGGCCATTTCTTTAATAAACGGAACTTTTTCGTCGTAATCATTACGCAAACTCTTAGCTTCGTCAAAAGAAATATCTCCAAGTATAGAAGCTAACTTTCCTATGCCCATGCCATACATAATACCAAGATTAATAGTCTTAGCTAAACTTCTTTCAACACCTGCAATGTCCGCTACCATTTGGTGAAAGTCTAAGTCATCGCTTTGATAAGACTCAACAATCTCTTGAACACGCGGATTATCTTTAGTCTCTGGAGTTAGCGAAGCGTAGTGCATCAACCATCTAGGCTCTTGAGCACTGTAGTCAAAACTAGCCCATTTGCATCCTTCTTCTGGTATAAACAATCCTCTAATCAATTCTTTTATTTCAGGATGTCTAGCAGGAACTTGTTGTAAGTTAGGATGACTAGATGAAAATCTACCGGTAACCGTGCCTCCATCTCCAGATCGTAATTGATTGAACTCACAGTGGATACGCCCTTTGTATTGATGGTGCATAATAGTGTCTACAAAAGTTGTGTTGGCTTTATTGTATTCCCGTATCTCTAAAATCTTTTTTGCTACAGGATGTTTATGGTTTTTTAAAAAGTGTTTAGTAAAGCTTGGAGCACCAGATTTCTCCGTTCTTTCGTATGTCAAGTTTAACTTATCAAAAGCGGACGCTAAAGAAGTTGCTGTCCACGGTTCAATGTCTATACCCGTTTCTTTTTTTACTTCTAACAATAATGTGTCTTCTTTTGTTTGAAGATACTTTTTTGTCTTAGAGGCTTTCTCTAAATCCACGCGCACACCTTTTGATCGCATCTCAAAAATAATAGGAAGAAGGTTTAATTCCATTTCTAATATGTTTCCGCATTTTTCTGCCGCCAACTTATTACGTAATACATGCCATAAATCTAATGTTAGACGAGCATCTGTCTCTGCATAGCCTGCTACTCTAGAAGCCGGTAACTTCCACATTTCTTTTTTAGCATCTACTCCATGTTGACTAGCCGCCATACGAAGCTCATCTTCTTTTTTCTTTTCTCCTAGATAGGTAGAACCTAAAGCATTAAGAGAATAAGAATATCGGTTCTCATCCAACAAAGGCGCGGCAATCATTGTGTCAAGGACTTTTCCTTTTACTTCTATTCCTACAGTTCGTAACCATCCTAAATCATATTGCGCGTTATGAAAGACTACAGACATGCCGTGTTTAAGTTGATCTTGTAGCCAAGTAATTATCATTTTCTTTGACATATTACCACCGCCCTCATGACCAAAAGGCAAATACGCTTTCCAATTGGAAGACGCAACAGCAATCCCAATCAACCGACCATCGTTCCTTGCCCATCCTGGGCCTAATGTTAAAAGATTTGGATCAGAAGTTTCTACATCAATAGCTATAATTTTTTCTTGAGATAGATCAGGAAGAATACTTGGAGGAGTCCACGTAGGTTCATTAAATAAATCTTGCTCATACATCGTCATTTCCGTAATCTGCCGCTAAAGCCGCCCAAATCCCTGTGTAGGCTGTAGCATCGGCTCCATCATCAGGATTAAAAACACCCTGTTCATCTCTTGCTACTTTAAGCAACGTCATACAAAAAGCTACTTGTTTAGGAGATATTTTTGTTCCCAAGTAAGAAGACCATAGTCCGGCTATCCTAACATGAAGCAATCGATAGTCTCCATGTTGTTCAGCTCTTTTACCTCCTACTAACTCAGCGGCTTTTAATAAAGTTTCTTTAGGTCTCATAGGTTATAGTACCTTTCTGTTTCTGGTTGCATAATATGCAAATTTTCTTTTGTACGCGTTACTCCTACATAAAACATGCGGTGTAAAGTAGAGGGCCTTGTAATCATTTCTTTAGAAGCCGCATACGATATATCTGATACTAACAGGATATTATCATTTTCTCCACCCTTCATAGAGTGAATAGTGCTAAGTTTTATTCTAGGACTTTTAACATTGTCGCCACGTTTTAAAGCGTTTAGCAAATAGTTTTGTGTGTTAAGTCCCACCTTACCTAACACTTGATGCCATCTTTGTGATCCGTCAACCAATAAACCTAAGTTATCTTTTAAATAATCCATACGAAACACACTTTCTGGCGGATGGTCTAAAAACTTTCTAGAGCGCCCTCCAAATCCTTTTTTAAATCCTTCGTTAGCATTCATGTGGTCGTATATATTTCTTACTTGACTGATTGTTACTTCTTGACCCTTGCATAGTGACTCCCAAGATAGTATCGCTTCATACAATTTTCTTGGTACACTTGGGTGGTCATGCCTGCTATAGATCCAACCTTCTTCTCTCAGTTGCATAGCGTATTTATCTAACAATCTATTTGTAGACGCTAAAATTGTCCACTCTCCCGATTCAATAGGAACCTCCTCCAAAGAATTATGATAATAGATAGATCCTTTNTCNTTCTTAGGATGCCATTCTTTAGGCGCGCGATCATCTATTCGTGTTACTATTTGTTGCGCTTGTTCCCAGACTGATTGCGGAATACGGTACGATTGGTTTAACACTTCTTTCTCTTTAGTGGCCGATAGAAAAGCTTGCACGTCCGCTCCTTGAAAGTTCATGATTGCCTGATCATCGTCACCGGTAAATATCTGTATGTTAGGAGATTGTCTAATGGTATCAATCATTTTCCATTGCAATGTTGATAAGTCTTGCGCTTCATCTACTATTAAAGCTTCTAGGTCTGGACATTGGTCTTGCGCTATAAACTCTTCTATCATATCCGTAAAGTCTACTTTTCCTTTAACTTTTTTATAATTCTCATAAGCTTCTACCAACCGCGTTAACTCAGAATAAATTAAATTGTAGTTGCCTTCTTCCTGAAAAACTTCTTCTAACGATTTTAAACGGCTCCTGGACAACTGATAGATCTTTAAATATTCGTCGCCTTTTTGATTGCCTATCCATTCAAAATCACTTTCTGTATCTTTACCCGTAGACTTGCTTGCAAAATCTAAACCAACCTTATGACCTATTTCCCGCATATCTTTACCGCGTAATACATCCGTAGTTTTATAACCCAGTGACCCAAAAGCCATAGAGTGTAGTGTACGAAAGTATGGTAAGTCTTCTTCTGAAATATTCCAATCTTTGCACACACGTTCTTTACTTTCTCTAGCCGCCTTCTTACTAAAAGACACACAAGCAATACGCTGAGGTTCTATACCACTTTGTATATAGTCTTGAATAAGATTAGAATTTGTTTGGGTTTTTCCACAACCGGGAGGGCCTAGTATTGTTTTCTCTATTTTCAAAAGGGTGTTTCCTCATCCGGTTTAAAAGTAACTGCAGGAAGATCCACATCTCCTTTTTTAATCTCAGGAATAAACCAACACCGGACACTTTGCCACTTATCTTTATTATCTTTAAAACGAAACTGCTTGTCGGCTGTTCCGCCATTATTCATTTCTTTTAATCTTTCTGTGATCTGACCACGGGTATAGATCGTAAAATTATGTCTCTTTAAAAACTCTTGGAGAGCACTAAGCTTGAAATACGTATAGTCTTCCTCGGACCACGGCTTCCCGGTAATAATTTCTTCTGGACTTCTAGCCTGCAAACGTGCGGTGCAAAACATTTCAAGAAGTTCTTGGAACTGTCCTTTTTGTGTTAGCTCTTCTGGAACAGCTATCCGTGTAGCTGTCTCCAATAACACATCGATCATTTCTCTCCATTCATTGTCTTTCATCCGTGCAGGCATTTTATACATTTGTTCCATGCAGGCCCTTTGAAAGTCTACTTGCATCTGCAGTTGCCGAGTGCTTAGTTCTAATCGTGCGCCATCTACATCAATAAACCAAACAGGTGGTTCCGATTCTACAACACTTAATCCTCCAATGGTGGGAAACGATTGACCACTTCCTATACCAAATTTTCTAGACCGGCACATAGACTTATTGCAATGTGACCGTAAAGGTTCTTGCTTGCATGTATAAAAGTATTCTTTCTTTTCTAATTGGTTTTGTATGGTTACCATTTCTTTAGCCGGAAGTGGAGGATTGCAATACTCTTGATTATGTTTCTCTAACAAATCTTTCCATGCTTCTGGGCTAGACATTTTATAAAACAGTCCTACGTTAAGCATTACCATATTACGTCCGCCTTCAGGAACACCATACTCTGTTAATTGTTGTAAACACGGTGGCCCTTGTGGAAGAAGTTTTTCACTTACTCCTACCTGTAAGTCTCTTAATTTCTCTAATGTAATTTTGTTTTTGTTTGCTTTAAATAAAAACTCATCGAACCCTATGTCATCGCCCTCTACATTTAAAGCGTAACGTGTAGTATACTTTGCATTAAAGTATGGAAGGTTTATAAAATTTCCCACATCTCCGCGTTCTACTATTACTTCTTCTTGCTTAGGAAAGATCTCACATTGGCCATAACCTA